AAGGTTGGTATTAACGTAACCGATGCTGAACTTGATAGAGCATTAGTTGTTCGTGGCGATTCTCGCTTTACTGAAGATGCTCGTTTTGAGCGTGACATTGAAGTTAATGGTGATGGAACTATTGGTGAAATCAGAACTGAGATTACAACAGGAACATTCGGTATTGTTAATGAGACCACCTTTACTGGAACACTTAACTTTGCCAACAGCGCAAATACGGCAAACATTGCTAACGGTGCTGAGACAGTAAGATTTGCTGATGTAACTACTAATGCTCAGACAATCAACATTGGTAACAACGCTTCTACTAATACAGTTAGTGTTGGTAATAATGTTGTTGGTGATCAGTTCTTCTATGTTGGTAATGCTTCACCACACAGCAACATTTATATCGGTAACACTCCTGATAGTGGTACTGTTGCTGTTGATGGATCTGTATCAGTTTCTGGAACTGGAATTAGCAAGACTGTAATTGGTGGTGCTTTTGGTAACACTAACCAAGACCAATCTTATGTAAAAATTTCAGCACAGAATCTACGTGTTGATGGTGATATGTGGCTCGGATTCCGTCGTCCTGGTGGTTCCGCTGAACTCAGATCACAAGCGTCTTTCATCAGCTTCTTCTCTAACTCTGGTGGTCCTTCAACAATTAATTTCGGTCTTAATGCTTCTGAAGTTAACATTGCTGGTCAAGGTGGTACAACTACAATCAACAACTCACTTCATGTCATTGCTTCTGCTAAGTTTGATGGTAACATTTTACTTTGTGGTGGTGCTGCTTCATTCACTTTCATCGGTGATAGGGCACAACTTGGATCAAACATCTCTACGCATCAAGATGGTATAAATCCAGACGGTACATTTACCAAGAATGTTGACATTCTTAATGTTCTTGTATTGTCATCTGGAGAAGATGGATATAATGAGGTTGATACTGCTGGTTTTGGTCAGTGGGGTGGAGCAGGTAATCAGGCGAGTGTTAATAACATTGGTGGCACTCCTGAGGTTGAACCACAAGATCTACCTACTTTAACTGGCGATGAATACTATCTTCCTATTAGATTCTCACCAAATAAAGCAAATGGTGATCCATATCTAACAACTGGTGATTACATTATTATTAACACTCCTATCAGTGGTAGCGGTCATCCAGAATTTGTACAAATCACTGAGGTGATGAGAGCAAATGTTCCTCCTTATTACTTAAGAGTCAAACGTCAACCATTTGGTTCTTTTGGTGCAGTCCTAACCAATCATTCTGATACTACACCAATTTATAAAGTCAGAGTTCAATTTGATTCTACTTGGTTAGAGCAAAGTGTTGATGGATCTGGAACACAAGATAGCTTCTATCTTTCCGAATTTGGTGGATCTTTAACTAACAATGATTATGTTATTCTTAGTAGAAATGATGATACTGGCAATGCGGAATATATCAAAGTTGATACTCTGGTAGATCAGCAAGTTCAGAAATTTAGAATTAATGATGGTATAGATTGTGGTGATGAGGCAGGTGATGTATTTGTTGTAGATTCTGTAACTGGTGATACTATCATCAAGGGTGATACGATTATTAATAACAATCTTCAAATGAAAGGAGGTTGTGGAACACTTTCTAACATCGCATTTACTGGTAATATATCAGCAGGTTTTAAAGAAATTAGTAATATCATTGTAACTGACCCTGGAAAAACAATCAGTGATATTAAAATTGGTGACATTATTGCTACCAATAATAGTGTAAGTCAATTAATTCAATTCAATACTGATACCAGAATTGAATTTGTCGATGCTACTAATAATACAATTCGCCTCAATCAATTTGCTTTGGGTGCTGGAACTGGTAATTTCAGTATGAGAGCTTTGAGAAATGAAACGTTTAGTATTACTAATGGTGATGAAGTTCCAACTTTCACAGTTGATTCCTGTAGTGGAACAACTCATATTGGATCTCAATATAGCAGATTGGGTGTTATTCCAACACAATTGGGAACTAATAATGGAACATTGACTACTGGTGTTCTTGCTCCATATTCTGGAAACCAAGATACCTCTTATGATACTGTTGCTGCTTATATTCAAGGAAGAACTAATTTAAGGGTTAATTCTTTCTTCTTTGATCCTCAAATTGCTGCAGATAATGGTCCTACAACGACAATTAGTGTTCTTGGAGCTACAAGCAACGGAGGTCAAGTTCAGATTAATGTTGAATCTATAGGAGAAGGCACTGGACAATTCAAAGCTGGAGATATTGTATACATTGGTGACAATACTTTTGAAACAGGTGGAAATTATGTTATTGCTAAAATTAATGAAGTTGTAGATAATCCCAATTCTATTACAGTTCAGCTTCCTGATGATGGTTTAACAACCAATCAAACATTTAATCCTTCAAATCAAAATGTATTCGGTGCTGGTAAAATTGTCAGGAGACTGAAAAAACATAACGATACTGCAAATCTTTTGGATTTCAGACATAGAGTTTCAACTAATCCTACTGTCGCTCCAAGTTATCTTTCTCTTTATATTGATAAAGGGTGGATTGTTCAAACAAAACTTGATTATTCAAACTTTGTTGTTGTCAGTGATTCGAATGGACCTATTGTGTGGTTCTATGTTAACACAAGATATTTGGGTAGAAATAATGATTCTTCATTCTTCCAAATCAATGAATTTGAGCAAATTGGTGTAATTCCATACAGATCTGGTAATCTAAGAGTCTACGATAACTTTGAGATGATTGGTGGAAACATCGATATCTATGATTCTGTAAGACAAACCAAAATTCTCAGTTTATTCAACGATGATGGTCACGCAGATCACCAAGGATTAATTACTTGGGATGCGGGTCTAATTGGTAGAGGTGATTTCTATCTGTATGGTGCTCTTGATCCAGAAAATGTCTTTACTAATGCCGATGAGTATGATGAAACATTCTCTGTAAATAACTTTGGTGATGTTAAGGCAGGTAATTCCTTAACAGTTGTTGGTCAAGCAACTGCGGTTCCTTCTACAACTATTAAAAAGTTAGATATCCAAAATCTTGGACCAAACGGTACTCAAGAATTTGCGGTCAAGCAAGATAGTTCTATCAATGCTTTTGGTCTAAATAATTTCTATACTGCTAATGGCGCAAGACACACTCGTTACATTTCTACTGCATCTGCTGAAGATGATCTTACTCTAATCGCAAATATCGTTTATTGTGTCAATGTTCCTACATCAAATAATTTGATTCTTACTCTCCCAGATAATGCAGCAACTGGTGATGTAATTACAATTGTTGAAGTTGGTGGAAATCTAAAATATGATACTTCCCTTGTTCTAAGAACCTCTATTACAAGTGGAGAGGCAATTCAAGGTGATACAACTGGAACATTGATTGGTGGTAGAACTACTCCATATCCTTCTGGAGAACTAGTTGTTCAAACACCGAACGCAGCGTTTAGGTTGATTTATCTAGGAGCATCTGATAGTAATGGACAGGGTGGAATTCCAAGCAGTGTTCGTGGTTGGTGGTTAATGGAGATCTAATACATGGCCGAGTATAACAGAATTAGGGCGACTAAACAGTCGCCCATTGGTACTATGATGATTTGGACTGGTACATCTAGTCGATCTGAATTAGCTGATGGTGCTCTTCCAGATGGGTGGATTCCTTGTTCTGGTCAAGAATTAGAAGCTGCTAGATATCCACTTTTAGCTCAATTATTAAAAAATACATATGGACCAGAACCAGCTAATAATTTACAAATTATTGGTACTAATTATGGAATTGTAAATCAATATCCTTATTTTAATCCACCTCCAGAAGATCCTGATCATAGAGTTGGAGTTCATGTTGATACTTTTACTTTGCCCAATTTAAACAATGTTTCTTTAATGGATTTAGAAGGATCTAGATTGGATCCTACAGATTTCTCAGTTGTTGGTCAATATATTACAAAAAATGGTGACGATGCTGATATTCCTCCAACAGAGACCTGTTTTATTGATGTAAATTTTGATATTGATCCAGAATCAAGATTAGCTGGAACTTTGAAAGGTATTACATTAGATGACCCATCATATTTTTCAACTATTAGAACTATTCCTAGAAAATTGGGAGTAGACCATATGCCCGCACACGCACATCCACAACCAGCAGATAGAGCGGATAGATATCCATCTCCAATTGTATCTGGTGGATATGTTGGTGTTTTTGAAGCAGGAACATTTTCGGTTCAAAATTCATCTAAGTACACTACAGTTTCTCCTGAACCAGTAGATAACCAAGAATCACAAGCTGATAGATTCAACCCAGGTACAGCAAGATTAACTTGGTATGATCAAGGAGCAGTAACTTTACCTACAGTAGATGGATTTAGAGACTATTCTGCTGCTCTTCCAAATGTTCCTGCTATTCCTGGATCGGGAAGAGTAATTCCAGCACATGGTATTGGAACTGTAGAATATGAAGATCCAAATACATGTATTATCAATGTTCAGCAACCTGCTGTCACTCAACCATTTCCTCAATCTGGCAGATATAGTGGATTTAAAAATCATTATACTAGTCCGAGTGTATCTCCTAACAGAGGACAAAGCGAATTAAAACCATATCCAACAACGTTGAATCATAATTCGGATACTTGGAACTCTCCTGGTATTGGTTCACACAATCATTTTACTATTGAAATTAGTATGACCAGAGGACAAATGCGAATTCCTAACACGGTCCTGATAAATAATATGACAACAGGAACTGTTGCTCCAATTAGTGTACCTCAGGCGCTAAGTGTACAGATTAATCCCAATACACCATCTCTTGTATCAATTGTTGTAATCAGAGCATACTAATGGCAGTTTTCTATTCATCTAAAAAATCTTCTGTTGGTACTAATACAGGATCAATAATTATGTGGTCCAAGGAATTAGCATCAAATGATCCCGATGATCCTGGATTGAACAATATTTTACCTCAAGGATATCTAAGATGTGACGGATCAATATATTCTGCTGAATCATTTCCTTTGTTGGCAGCAGTTTTGGGAACAGGAAATACTAGTAGATATAGAAAACCAGATCAAGTATTATTAGATAATCAGTTTCAACTTCCTGATTACGGTTCTAAAAAAGTTATGGCATCCAGCAGTGGAAATGTTGGAGATTATTTGGACACTTTTTTAGAAGATGATAATAATAATACCATTAGCAAATCTGGCGTTGGAATAACTGTAGTTAGTAATATTGGAACAACTTACGAAGTTGCTTACCAAGGTTCATTTTTTCTTCCATCTCAACAAATTCCTATAACAGGAGAACCAGGATTTATTAGATCTACTGGAAATTATACTGAACCCAGTGAAGTTCTACATACAGCAATGCTTCCCCATGCCCACTTTCATGATGGACTGCGTTCTAGAATTGTTCCACAGGGAGATGAATTTTCTGCATTTCAAAGAAATTCTTACACACAAAAAAGCACTTTATGTGTTGTAGATTGGGCAAATAATACTAGACAGGATCTTTGTTATTATAACTCTACCAGGGTTGCTATTTCTAATAATTCCATTGTACAGTCTTCTACAGAAGGAAATGCTTTTGGATGTAGGAGGGATAGATGGAATGCTTGTTGGAATGGATGTCTTTTTCAAAATACTTATCAATGTTTAATTCCTGAAGGATATAATTGCCAATTTCCTTTATGGGGTGGAGATAGTGGTGCGTGTGGTGGTAGCGGTGGTAGTGTTCAGACAGCGACTTGTGGAAATATTGAATATAGTGGAACAATGATTGAAGATTGTGGTAGTGCTTTTGCGTGTGCGCCTGGCGGTTTGGTCGCTGATCCACAGAGAAAGAACACATCTTTGCCAGCGAATTATACAGATCAAAATTTGCCATTTGATTCTTCACCTGATATTATTTTTGGTGACGTTCAAACTGCTTCTCTTTCTAACATTACACAGCAAGCAGAACCAATTGGAAATGATGGTCTCCATAGGCATTTTATTGAGTTTGCGGCAACTCCACAGACATTTGTTGTCAATACCAGACCTACATATATTGAGGTGGGAGGTAGATTGACATCTACTATCAGTATTAGAGTAAATGAAAGTAATAAGGCTGATCAGTTTATTCAACCATACATCGTACAAGAGTTTCTCATTAAATACTAATGGCATATAGAGATAGATTTGGAAACTATTTGAATGATAAACACGGGAGATATAATCCTGTTGGATCTATCATGCCATTTTTAGTTGATAATTTTGGTGAAAATGGTGAAATACCAGAATATGGGTATGAACATTATCTTTATTGTGATGGAAGAGAACTAAACATCAGAGATTATCCTTTATTGTATCAAGCAATTGGAAATACATATGGAGGATCTAATCAGGTACTAATAACTCAATCTTCTTCTGCTGGTGGCATTGAAAGATTATTTTGGATTAACAATAAAGCATTTTTTAGAATCAATCAAAATACTTCTATAAGTGGATCTATTAAATTACCATATGCTTATGGAACACAAGTAAGATTTAGTGATGCTGGAAATGGGTTGGGTGATCTGAATACAGATTGGCAATATAATACATTATATGGATTGATTGCACCAACGGAAGATGTTTCATCACAGCAAACAGCGACTTCATTCATTTATGAAGTAGATTTTCCCGATTCTGTTGACCCAGCAACTATCACTAAACAAACTTTAAATTTTTCTACTGGTGTGCATCCAAATGCTTTTTTCAGTAAAGGATTTAGTTTGAATGATTTTCCATTTTATATTGGCACATTTAATCTACCAGATTATAGAGACAAGTTAGTTGTAGGTTTTGGACCTGTAAATGGTCAAGGTAGTTCCACAGTAGAAGATGCTCTGGTCAATAGAGTTGGTCAAACTGGTGGTAGGTGGTATATTTCTAAAGAAGATATTTTAGAAGGGGAAACTTTTCTTACCGTTGGTGATGTTAAGACCAGAGGATATTCTAACATTACAGCAGATATTCTGAATTACCTTACTGGAGAAGCTGGATTTAAATTTGGTCCTTTGGTAGATGACTATTTTTTTACTAAACCATTAGAACACCAACACAATATTCTGGCATGTCAAGCAGATGAAGGTTTGACGGTTGAATTCAGTCCAATTCCTGTTGATGAATATGCTAGATTGTATACCAATTCAATTGCTAACTTCTTATTTTTTGAGCCAGAAACAGGATCTGGAGATCCATATACTCATACACATGGATTGACAGCAGAGAGATTGAATGATCCACAAATTGCTACCTATGGAAATACCCCTGGTATTGGTGGTCCCGATGTTTATGCCCCACCAGATATCAATATTGATGTCAATGATTTGGAAAATCTAGTTACTCAGGGTGTTACTTTAGTTCCACATGGCAGTGGTGCAGATGAAATTGGTGGATTTGCTAAACCAGCAGTTCCTTGGGCTGGTGATAACTATCTTGCTTTTAGTACAGTTGGCACTAGTCCGTATAATTCTTTACAAACTTTGAGGACATGTGCGTTCCCAATGAACCTAGCTGGTTATCAAACTTTATATGTCTTCTCTATCATTGGTAACGATGTTAATGGTGGTGAAAGAGCAAACCAAGGCAGTGGTACTGATCCCTTTACTAACGACAATGCAAATGATGGATTGTGGATTGTTTGGCCTGATGGTCAAGAACAACTTCTACTACCATCTGCTAATCAATATAATGCCATAAATGGTACTTCTGGATTTGAAGCATACGACCTTCAATATGATTCTTGGAAAGAACAATATGTTACAATCCCTGAGCAATATAGAACTGCTAATGTTCAGGTCACCTTCAAACAAACTCCAGTAGACGGTGGCAATGAAATGACATCTGATAGATATGCGGCAAACCCAAATGCTCTCGACTCTATTGGTATTCAGGCAGTTGGATTGCGTGATGGCATTCCACCAGATCCACCAGATTCAACTGGTTGTTATCCTGTAACTGGATCTGCTTCTATTGCTATCTTATCGATGGTGTATGATCTAAATAGTGGATTGGTGACCGTAAATACTCAGGTTCCTCATGGATTTGAGCAAGATGACGTTGTTGCTATTGTTGGCGCTGTTCCACCAGGATACAATGGATCGTGGACTGTTCTTGCACAAGGATTATCTGATAGTGTTTTTGTGTTTGACCCAGGTGGTAACCCAGGAGCATTACAGAGCACTGGAATTGCATCGGTAAAATTATCATCTGGCAGTTTTGAGACGGTATTAGAAACCGATCCTCCAAAAGTATATGTTGTTGATTCTAATACGGTTGTTGGTGGAAAACCAATTACTTTAGATAATCCTGGAAATGTGGTTCCTATTTCTTCTGACTCTATCACAGGAACTGGAACTTTAATTACAAGTCCTCAACCATCTAGCGGTACAGAGGTAAAACGAATTAGTATAAATTTGATTGCTCCTGGAGGTGGAGGAGCAGATTCAAATACTGCTGGTAGCAATGGTGGAGATACATCCGTTACATTTGCATTTGAGGGATCTACTTATAGCATCAGAGTTACTGGTGGAAGAGGTGGAATAAAGGGAACTGATGGCGGCACTGGTGGCAGCGGCGGCATAATTCAGCATAGAATTGGTACTGGTGCTTGGACAAATGGAATTCCCGCAGCTTTAGATAATTCTGAAAATTTTGAATGGAGTTATAGTGCTGGAGAATCTGGTCAAACAGGAGGAACTGCTGGATCTGCTACATCTGTTGCTTACGGCGGCGGCATGATTGACACCAATAATGATAATATTCCAGATGTAGTTCTTGGGTCTGGTAGTCAAGGTGTTGCGGGTCAATTTACAGCAACATATGACGAACCCACTTGGTCTACAACAACTAGTGCTACGTGGACTATGCCATCTGCCCCTTCAAATTTAAATATTACTAAAACAACTATTTCGGGCATACTTGATGGTGGTAGTGGTGGAGGAGGAAATACAAATGCTAACTCTGGATGTCAAAATGGTGATACAAGAATTGGAATTGCTATGGGGACAGGCGCGGTTCAAAATGGATCTGCTATTGGTGGCGCTGGTGGCAAGGGATCGCGTATTGAATGGACAATGGTCCAAATTCCAACTAGCCTACAATTCACTCTAGGTGGTAATGGTGGCGCTGGATATAATGTTCGTGATGGATATAATAATGGTCCTGGTTTTGAACCAGATGGTAGAGGGTGGAACGGCACCACTCCAAATGGACCAGCATCAGAATGGTCATCCCCAGGTGGAACAACTAGTAGTGTTTCTGGGGCAGGCGGTCGTTCGGGTGGTGGCGCTTATGGAAATGGTGCTGTTGGTGGCGGTGGTGGTGCTGCCTCTGGAATGTATTATAATGGAGCAACTCTAATTGTTGGCGCTGGCGGTGGCGGTGGCGGCGGTGGTAGTGGTGGTGGATATAATGGTGGTGGCACATATGATGGATGTTGGCCAGGATATCCTGGTGAATCTGCTGTAACTAATTTATTTACGACAACAGATGCTATTGATTTTGTAAATGGTGCTGCTGGTACTACTGGAGGGTGTTCCGCTGGCGGTGGCGGCGGTGGCGGCGGCGGATGTGGTCCTACCTCTGGTGGTGGTGGCGGTATTGGTGGTCAAGGTGGCGGTGCTGGCGCTGGACATAATGGAAATGGTGGTGGCAGTGGTGGTCTACGAGGGGGTTCAGCTGCTAGAAGTGATTATGTAGAATCTACTTTTGACATTGCTCCTGGCAGTGCTTATGCGGAAGTAAATGTTGAATATGAATACACTGGATATAATGAGACTGGTGGAGGTGGAGGTCAAGGCGCGTCAGCTAATCTCAGTATTCTTAATACTAATATTGGTATTTCTGGATCAGTTCAAGGTGAAGGTCAAGGCGGCGGCCCCAGGTGGAACAACTAGTAGTGTTTCTGGGGCAGGCGGTCGTTCGGGTGGTGGCGCTTATGGAAATGGTGCTGTTGGTGGCGGCGGTGGTGCTGCCTCTGGAATGTATTATAATGGAGCAACTCTAATTGTTGGCGCTGGCGGAGGCGGTGGCGGCGGTGGTAGTGGTGGTGGATATAATGGTGGTGGCACATATGATGGATGTTGGCCAGGATATCCTGGTGAACCTGCTGTAACTAATTTATTTACGACAACAGATGCTATTGATTTTGTAAATGGTGTTCCTGGTACTACTGGAGGGTGTTCCGCTGGTGGTGGCGGCGGCGGTGGCGGCGGATGTGGTCCTACTTCTGCTGGTGGTGGCGGTATTGGTGGTCAAGGTGGCGGTGCTGGCGCTGGACATAATGGAAATGGTGGTGGCAGTGGTGGTTTCAGAGGCGGATCAGCTGCTAGAAGTGATTATGTAGAATCTACTTTTGACCTTGCTCCTGGCAGTGCTTATGCGGAAGTAAATGTTGAATATGAATACACTGGATATAATGAGACTGGTGGAGGTGGAGGTCAAGGCGCGTTAGCTAATCTCACTATTCTTAATACTAATATTGGTATTTCTGGATCAGTTCAAGGTGAAGGTCAAGGTGGCGGCGCTTCTCCTAATGGTGGAGAAGGATATTTGGCAATTTCTTATGTTGGAGTGGAAGATGGCGGTTCGACTACTTTAGAACCAAGTGTTCCTGCTGGTAGATTTTATTTTGGTTCCGAAGATGGCACTCCCAGTGGAAGTTCTTTTGCTGCTGGTTGGGTTAAATCATCAACTAATACTTCTATGGTTCCACAAACTCCTGGAACAGGGACAACTAATAATGATAAATTTGCAATTAGTAATGGTGCTGGAATCCCTGGATTTAGTGGTCTTGTTAATCGTTATTTGCCATATACAGGTCCAAACACAGCTAATGTGAGAGAATATTTGCTTGGTGATTTTGATTTATCAAACGTTGAGAGAATACGATTCTTAATGATTGCTGGTAATAATGGAAATGGTGGAAGGACTCCAGAGGAAGATATTGTATGCTATTATAGAAATTCTGGTTCCGAAACAAGTGCATTGTTAGATACTGTTATTAGCACTAGTGATGCTGGATCTAATTGGGCAAATTATGATATAATATTACAGGAATCAAGTGCTGCTGCTGGTGGACAAATGGAACTTATTATCAGACAGACTAGAACTGCTGGTATTGGAGATAATAATACCGATAATGAAGATAATTATGGATTGGCAGCAGTTACTTTATTCTATAGACCGATTGAAAGAAATGTTTTTAACGCTGGAGATGGTAACAGTTTATGTAATATTGACTACGTTGAAGAAACAATCAATGTTCGACAAAGTGGTATGTTAGTTGGTGATGGGGTATTCCAAATGAGTCCTTCAACACCAATCAATGTTACAACTGACGTTATCGCAGAAAAGAACATTCCTCTAAACACTAGGTATCATAGATGTAAATATTTGATAAAAGCATACTAAAATTATGGAAGATTTTATTTTTCCCATTGACCAAATGGTTGGGGAATATGACGATTTTATTGCTTTGTGGCATAAATTTATCCCAGATCAATTATGTGACAGAATAATTAAAAGAATGGATCATATTATGGAGACTAGTCTTGAAGTAGGGGACGGTTCGGATCAATTTCCACACAAGTCTCTTGGTAGAAAAGACAAGCAAATTATATTAAATGATTTTGATGTTGATTTGGCTAGTGAGGTTGGTCAATATTTGAAATGTTGTTTGAAACACTATTGTAATACATATAGTCAACTTCTATCAGTAAAGTTAGCATCTTATACGATTAAGGGTCAGAGAACTTCTCCTGGAGGTGGATATCATGAGTGGCATTATGAAAATGCTTCTGCTGATTCCAGTAATAGAGAATTAGTTTGGACAATTTACTTGAATACTATGCCAGATGGTGAAGCTGAAACTGAATTCTTGTATCAAAGACGAAGAGTAAAACCTAAAAAGGGAACAGTTTGCATTTTCCCAGCTGGTCTTACTCATGTTCATAAGGGTAATACTGTTTTTACCGAGGATAAATACATTTTGACTGGATGGGCTCTTAAAATACAATAAACTATGGATTACGCATCTCCAAAATTAGTTGATCTCTTTCTAAATGCTACTGCTAGGACCATTCAGAAAGGAGCAATCACCAAAACAATTACGGATAAGTTTTGGACAGAAAATATTGCTCCAATTTTGTATCCTTTGTGGGATTCTGATAGAGATAAACTAGAAACATTTGTTCTTTATAATGATGGATCTATGAAGACCATCAAGAACAAATACCAGAGAAATCAAAAAACTGGTACATATAGTTGGGTTGAATACGTTTTTGATCATTCTCAACTACCTCAATCTGAAGTTGATCAAACTATTCAGAAATTAAATGAAAAATATGCAGAGTTTAAAGGGATTGATGATCTGGACATGGACAGAATCATCAAACAAATCTATAATAGAGATAATTCTATTTCATTTAACAAAATTTTAATTATTAGAAAGTTTCTCTTGATTGATAGCGATTGGACACAGTTGCCTGATAATGGTTTGTCTGAAGAAGATAGAGAACTATGGAGACAATATCGTCAGAAGTTAAGAGATATTCATAATGACTATAAAAGCATTCCACCCGCTGAGGTTCCATTTCCAATTACACCAACAAAATATAAAGAGTTGGCAGAATCTGGAATGGACGTATATGGATTAGAAAATTATGATACATCTGTAGCGTATCTTGCTGATCAATATAATCATTTTTACAGACTGTCTCAAGAAACCTTTATTAAATTCTCTGGTAGAGTTGTTGCTTATTTAAGTATCATGGCTGGAACTGTAAACATTGATGAGGTATCTGTCGCTAGAATTCTAATGCCATGGCAAATGACAGCAAAATATAATCCAGACGCACAAGACACGACGCTTGATGCTCTATTAGAAAATATTGAAAGTGGAGAAATCTGATGGCACTTATTTCATTGAACCCTCTTGGAATTTATGACATATGTCATAGAATTGCATCATCTGAGCAAAAATATGTTTTGGTGATTGACAACCATGCATATCATGAATTGTCAGATGAAAAGAAAGCAACGGTGAAAGCATATTACGTAGATCAAGATCCAGAAGATCCAGACATTGCTAATTGGATCATTCCTGAAGCAGAAATTGATGCAATTCTTGATTCTAAAGATGTTTTCTATATTTTTAACACAGAACAATCCGCTGTAGATAATTGTTTTGATTGGTTTCCAAGACCAGAGAATTTACCAGATGATGATCATTGGATTAGAGCATATGTTATTAGACCAGATGGCACAATTCCATATGTCAACGATAGATTGACTCCTCCTTCTTGACATTCTAGTGTCACCCATGCTATGGTGGTAAGACACTTGTGAAACAGCATGAAAGTCCCTACACAATATGAACTGACGCATCTTCAACTTCAAGCGATGCTCCGTGATCACAATATCCCAGAAAGCGAAGTAAAATATCTGGGTGAATTTGAATACACTGCTGAATATCAAGCACACCCAGAATACCATGGTTATATGATGCATTGGTATCGTATTGGTAATGAGCATGAAGTTCCTGTCTGTGACATCGCATCCGTTGACCGAGTGGACGATGATTGAGGTGTGGAACTATGCTGTATGAATTTGATAATCCTTTCGTTTTTTGGACAAAAGTAAACAATCATGAGGAAATCAAAGAATACCTCATTCCACATATCCTCAACACTCCAGATGAAAAAGTAAATTATCAAGATGGATCTAGAACGTCATACTTTTACCAACAGTATGATTATTTTAACGAAGGTGTAATTGAAGAAATAGTGTGGAAACCATTTGAACAAATGTTCCAAGAAAAAGATCTGGGTGAAAAACCACCGCAGTTCCGTATCAATTCTCTGTGGTTTAATGATTATAAACCAGGAGGAAGAACATTTACACACAAGCACAACACTGCCGATTGGTCTGGAATATATTTGCTTCATCTTGAAGAACCAAATACAACAGTTTTCTATTCGGCATATGGTGAAGCACCAAATTCAACTTATATGAATAAGTATAAGGTCATGGACATGGTGCCAGAGGGACACGTTATGATGTTCCCGTCTTTTATGTTACATGCTGCTGGTCCATGTACAAAGCAAAGAATATCAATTGCTTTTGATATTGCTTGCGATTATCACTCCAACAAACCTTTGGTATTTTATTAATGAAAATTTTCCTGTTACCTCTGATTGGAGTTCTTATGTGTGATGGTGAATGAACTGTCACATGGGGTCTTCGGACCCCTTTCTCATGCCCTATACTATTCTCATCAACGACGCACCGCATGACCCTGACCCTTCGCCCTCACCAGCAGCGTATGCTCGATGCTCTGCTGTCTGCTGACCGTGGGCGTCTTACCTGCCCCACAGGCGGCGGTAAGACCCTTGTGATGATCCTTGACACTCTGCGCCGTCTTCAGCAGGCAGACCGCCCCCAGACTATCGTAGTGGTCTCTCCTCGCATCCTTCTGTCAGTTCAGTTGTATGAAGAGTTCTTTGCTGAACTGAACGGCAAGGTAGATGTTTGTACTCTCCATGTTCATAGTGGTGAGGTTGATGGTAACAGCACCACTAAGATTGACAAGATTCGTTGTCATGCTGCTGTGTGTGCCGCTGCTAACACTCACCAACTGATCTTCACCACTTACAATTCTCTTCGTCGCATCAATGAGGCAGGCATTGATGTTGACACCATCTATTACGATGAGGCACACAATTCTGTTCGCCGTGACTTCTTCAAGGAAGTTGCTGCTGCTTCACTGACTGCTAAGCAAGCATACTATCTTACTGCCACACCAAAGTATCGTGGTGGTGCTATCAGTATGAACAATACTGATGTGTATGGCAGCGAGTTGATCAATGTTCCTGCTCCTGAACTGATTGCTAACGGTAGCATCATTCCTCCCACCATTCAACCCCACGTTGTTGACATCGAGCGTCATAAGTCTCTGCTCGCTGCTGAGAACGATCGTCAGGTGCTGACTGATATTGTCAGCAAACTTGACGATGACGCTGCCCAGAAGATTCTGGTTGCTGCTCCTAACACTCGTGTGCTGTGGGCTCTACTCTCTAGCACAAATGTCATGCAAGAGTTTGCTGAGAAAGGTTATGATGTTCTTCACATCACTAGCAAGCACGGTGCCTATGTGAACAAAACTAAGGTTGGTCGTCAAGAGTTCTTTGACACTCTTGATGCCTGGGGTAAAGATCCCAGCCGTAAGTTTATCATGTTCCACTACAGCATCCTGTCTGAAGGTATCAACGTGCCTGGTCTCACCCATACTATTCTCCTTCGCAATCTTCCTGTGATTGAGATGGCACAGACTATCGGACGTGTGATCCGACTTGACAAACAGGATGCTGCTGATATACAATCTGGTAAGATCACTCCTGGTCGTCTTGAGTTTTATCGCAAGAAGACTGGTTTCGTGACTGTTCCTGTGTTTACCAACTATGGTAAACAAACCGAAAAGCGTCTTCAACGTGTTGTTGATGCTATCTTTGTCAAAGGTATTGCTGCTACGGAGTATTGAATTATGACTATTGAAGGACGCCCTGAAATGAATGTAGATTGGAACGCTGAATACGCTAAGCAACGTAAGTGTCGCTTGGCAGATAGTATCCATGAGTATCTTGAGGATAATGACGTAAGTCTTGATGTATTCTATCAGGATCTCAAAGATGAGATTGAAGAAATTATTACATACCATAAACTAAGGAAAGAAAAGGCGATGGGTGCGTTAGAATTGATTTTGGGACATCGTAATGTTGATCTTTGATAAATTACTTGAGATATATTGATTAAAATGACTGAAGAAGATTTTAAAACAGCGATCAACAATATGTTGATGATGCAGAACAACAATGATCACAACTTTCAAATCTTACAAGCACAAATTGACAATCTTCAGAAACAATTAAATGATCTGAACGATCTCAAAGAGATGTTCCGTCTTCCTAAACCAGAGAACAAGAATCGCAAAGCATTTGATGAAGTCGATTGATTTTGAAATGTTACAACCTGTAGAATATAGAGGCACTACAGGTTATATTTCTTTCATCAGTGAATACTATGTTAGTATAGTATTCAAAGACATTCCACTGCCAGAGTCAGCAAACTCGCGGTGGGGTCGTCATTACTCTACACTCATTGTTTATCCTAATTTTTGGCATGAAATACGCAGTTGTTTGGATGAAGAACAAGAAAAAGGGAACTGCTCGCCAAGAAGCGATCTTTTACAATTTGGAAGACGCCGCAATGTGGGAACAACACATTAACAAAACAGAACATGTCAAAACTGACATTGTTCCTATTTTTGGGGACAGTTGAAGAACTGTCCACTATCCTGGCACAGCACCCTCGGATGGTGTATTCTATAGAAGTCGTCAAGGGAACACCCCATGCAACTCCTGAACTCCGCCACCCAAGTTGACTTCTTCCCTGTCGCTGGTGGCAAGCGTTTCGTCAAGCGTGTGATCTGGCATCCTGGTGCTGAGAGCGAGATGATTTCCTTCAGCACTGTTGTCAAGACCGATGCTCTCTATTCTATCCGCAACCTGATCGCCAACGGTGCTGAGGTTACTGACTTCAACACTGAAGCATATCAGGGGGTTGACTACTCTCCCATCATGTGCTAATATAGATTCATGGGAACGGCAGCGCCCTTAAAGACTCCACTGTACAACGGGCAATTAAGTCCGAGACATTCAAAGGTAAAAAACAATGCAACAATTCTGGCAAGAAGTTCTCCTACTTCCTTTCAAGACCAACTCTCAGGATAACCCTCTCCATGAGAAGCAAGTCATGGATCTGCTTGACAAGTTTGGTTACAACTACGTTTGGCAACCTAACGGTCCTCAGAACTCTCCTGACTTTCGTGTAACACTTGACAACGGCAAGACCGTTGACATCGAGTGTAAGTCTTCTAAGGAAGCACATCCCACTTACAACGGTGGTCTCCCCAAGGAGGGCACAGTGTATGTTTTCAGTTCCGCCAAGTACAACGAGACCACCATTTATTTTGCTGAAGATGTTGTCTCGAAGCGCAAGCGTGAACTGTTTGCTTGCTTGATTGAGGAACTTCGCGCAGTTCTTGATAAGTACCAGGCAATGCCTGAGTGGCAGGAAGATAATCGCGGATTTAACTTCTACATCCGTAACATGTTCACCCAATCTGGTGGTTGGAAGCGCACCAACTACTTCAAGCACTCTGACCGTCAGTTGTGCGAATCCAACGTGTTAAACCACGCTTGGTGACTATATACTACTAATCAAGCGAAGACGGGGGAGTTTATCTCCCCCAGGTAGTTTGATTTTACTGTTCAATTACGAAGGTAAACTAATGAAAACCAAAAACTTTGACGATTGCTGTGGCATCGTCCCATATTCCTTTGAGGAATATCTACTGCTCAAAACTTGTCCCGTACAGCGTAATCATATTAAACGCGCTCGTGACAACAAAACAAAAGAAAAACTACGTGTTTTACTTCCTCAGCATACATTTATCGCTACTGCTGAGTTGACTCAAGATTCTTATGATCCTACCAACGGAGAAACTTACCTGGCAGGAACCATATTCCTAGTTGATTCGCATACTCGACGAGAGTTTTGGAAACTCGGTGAATCTGATGCTGTACCAGAAAATCTAACATCGCAGCATTATAATGTAGAATCTATTGCTGCTCTCCGCGATCTTTATTATACTTTTGACAATACTACAAACACTGAAAAGTCTGCAGATCTAGCGTATGGTGCTGCTCGCTATCTCGGTGTTGAGTTTACTAACCACAAACTGTATCAAGTTACTGGATTAACTTGGGCAGCACATTTTTACTCCAAGCAACAGTTCCCCAAATCGAGTGGATATGATGGTGACAAACTAATCGATGTCATCAAGGAGTTTAGCAAAGAACTTCTGTTCCTTGACTCATTTGTATGGGATAAGAAGATTGACATTCCTCACCCATTAAAGTCTGCTTCTCTCATGTTCCTGAAGAAGTACAATTGTGATGAATATTCACGTAAGATTGTACAACGTGTCTTCCAAGATGAGTTTGTTGCTAAAGATGAGAAGGGACGCTTGGATGCTGTCACAAACATCCTAGAGTGGTTGAAGGATAAAAACGCTGATTTCGCAGCAAACTTCAAGACTATTCCAGTTCTCACTGAGAAGTTCTTGTACTGGTTACATCAGGCATACCTGGAAGATACTACAGGTAAGGAACGTTTAGAAAAGAAAGGTGTATCTGCTGATGTACTTGACAAGTATGCTAGAATTCCTAAACTAGACTTTGACAATGAAGATTAATGTTTGATATTCTGACTGGTGACTGTCAATTAGTTCTCCCCACTTACGGGGAGAACTTTTTTCATGCTTGTATCACGGATCCTCCGTATGGTATGGGCATGGAACACTGGGATCATTCTGTTCCTAGCGTAGAAGTATGGCGTGAAGTGTATCGTACACTCCGCCCTGGAGCATTTTGCTTGGCGTTCTGCTCTCCTGAACTATATCATAGACTCGCATGTAATGTAGAAGACGCGGGATTTATGGTCAGGGACCAGATTATGTGGATGACTACCACTAAGATGCCCAAGAATAATAGACTTAAACCAGCGCATGAACCCATTGTTGTAGCACAGAAACCATTCAAGGGTACGCTCAAAAATAACTTTGAAGAGTGGGGATGCGGAATGATTGATACAACTAACACTCGCATTCCGTGGGATAAGAAACCTCCCACTGGTTGGGTAGCAAAAGGTGGCAGTCGCCGCACATTTGGTAAGAGTGGTAAGACTACAGGCACACAGAAAGAGTATGGAACTGTAGACGCAAATCCTGATGGACGCTACCCATCAAATATTATTGGCGAGGTGCAACATGAGCATCAAAAGTATTTCTATGCCCCTCGTGCCACACGCAAAGAGAAAGGAGAAAACAACGATCATCCTACAGTCAAACCAGTAAGTTTGATGGAGTATCTTATCAAAATCTATTCTCCTGTCAATTCTACGGTGCTTGACCCATTCTGTGGTAGTGGCAGCACTGGTGTTGCTGCTTTGGGAATTGATAGAAACTTTGTTGGGATTGACTCGGATGAGCACTATTGCCAAATCGCTGCTGATCGTCTAAGATCAGCATGTCCTGAGACCCCTCTAGGATCGCCTGTAACACCCCTCTAACCCCTTAGACCTATGGAAACCCGTTCGCTTGATCTGACCACCTTTCAGGTCAATTTCTTGATCGATCTCATGATGGATGCTCCCATCGAACTTACCACCAAACTTGCTCAACTGAACCAGATGGACGACATTCAGATGATGTGCCAGTTGGAGAACTGTCTCAAGTCCTTCGACGACGAGGGTTGAGACGCTATACTACTAAGGTAGTCAAGGGAACGACCCATGATCACTTCCAAAGCACAAATGCTCAAGGTGATTGCCACATGTGCTCAACCGCATGTGCTCACCCGTGAAGAGAAGTTCCAAGTCTTCTGTAATGTGTGTGATAACATGTTAGCAGAAGGACGTATCACCAAAGCAAACCACACTCGCTGGACTAACGTGTTCTGATGAAGACTTACGCTTTCTGGATCATTCTCGCTTTTGCTGGTATTACATCCTACAATGTATTCCTAGCACAACGCGATCACAACATGTTTGAAGCATACGATCAAGCGTGTGCTGCTCTACCTCAACCTCATCCTGATTGTCGCTACGCCAAATGATTACTCAAGAAGATAGAGAGTTTGTTGACTTTCTCTTCGGCAAACTCCTCAAGCATGTTGACACTGACATGCTAGATCTGCAGGATGATGACTCTTGCTGTGACCACATTAATTTCGAGCAATTATGTTTACCGATGAACAACTAGACATTATTGCTGAAGCAGTAGAGGACTATGGTGTCCTCGTTGATGAAGATCTCGCAGACAAATGTGGCGAGATCCTTGACATTATTGAAGCACACCTTACTAACAACAAACAATGAATGAAGTAATGCTCGACCGCTGGCTCCTGGATCAGATCGAAGAAGAATACGACGTGATCGAGATCGAGAAGGATATGCCAGTTGAGGAACTGTCCTACGAGGCAATGGAAATGCTCTCCTGAGCCCTATACTAAGGACATCGACAAGGGAACCACCCATGACCTACTCTCACTACAAGATCGAGATCGACATGCCCGAGACCGAGATCCCCATCATCTATTTCCGCAAGGAGCGCAAGTGCAAGACTGCCAAGGGCATGGATCGTCAGCACAATCGTATGGTGAATGAGGCATGTGATTCCTGGAGACAGTATAACTTCAAGCGTCTCACCGTGTCCCGTGTGCCAGCGAGCGAAGTGGCATGATCAGTCTCCCAAACCCCACCAAGACCCTTTATACTGACATCAGTTCAGACAACAACATGACCACCACTATCACCAAGTCCGAATCCTTCGCTGAGTTCTGCGCCACCGCTGATGCTCGTAACACTATCGAGTTGAACATTCGCAAGTATATTCTCATGCTGTGTGATGCCCTGGAGCAGAACTTCAAGGATCGTAACCATGGCAAAGTCGGTGGTTATGATGCTCCTGTGTATAAGTTTGTGATCGAATCTGGTCGCAAGTATCACAAGATCATCATGGAAGTTCCCAACAACAATCGTCCTGCTTCCCGCAGTGTTCATGCCTTTGTTGACAAGAAGACTGGTGAAGTGTATAAGCCAGCATCATTCAAAGCACCTGCTAAGCATGTGCGTTTCAACCTTCTGCTGATCAAAGACCGCGAGTGGTTGCTTGAGAACGCAGATTGGGCGGGTGGTTATCTCTACAAGCGTTGACATTCCGCGTTTTCTTTGCTAAATTACTTGTAGTTCATTCACCACACTCCCATGTTCTATCTCGTTGCTGCTGGTAATGCGTATGCGATGGATCATTCGAATGATACCATGTATGGCATGACGTGTTACGATGACCAAACTGTTGATGTTGACGACTGTTTCGACATCGCTTATGATAAACTTGATGAAGAAGAGCAAGAATATGTTGCTCATGTCGCTTATCACCTTCAACAAATTGCTAAACTGACTGAAGAACACCGCCAACTCAACGAGGTATTTGTCAAATGAACATGCTACAAGAATACATTTGCGGTTTCATCAATCCGTATCCTAACCGATACACTCGTGGGCAGTGGGAGATTCGTGTTCTTCCGCATGAAGATCTAGATGATGATGGCGTAGAGAAGTTCTGGCGTCTGTTCAAGAAGTTTCCTAACGACTTCGCGGCAGCAGCAGTCTCTCTGCTCCCTGATGATGTAGAATTCATTCAGTACGATCACCTCGCAAACATCCTCTTCGCTAACAAACTATGAGTACCGACGTTCAACGCCTCTCCTATCAACGTGATCTTGTCTATGATTATGTTGTAGAACAGTTTCGTCATCATATGGCGAATGATGATATTGATAGTGCTATGGCACTTGCGGATGAATTCTATGAATGGATGGACCCCAATCAACTAGAAGATGAAGAAACGCACTACTACAACGAAGAAGAACTCTTCGAACTCTATCTCCAACTCTCATCAGATCAGTGACGAGTTGCGTGATCTGATTGTCAGATACATGGAAGCATGTAATAGTGGCGATCATAGCAAAGAAGCAGAACTTCTCCACGCTATTAAACAGCAAGGTATCATTGATTATGAAAGTCAGCATTGAACTCGGTCCAGATCTCCAACTAGAGTATCAGTCATGGTTGGATGTGAAAGAATCGCTAGGCATTGAGCGTAGCATCAACAATTTCCTCTATTACACTTACAACTATGGCACGTTCGCTAATCCTAAAAACCCTGATGACAATGACCCTATTGATGGGTAACACTGCATCTGCTCATGAGAATAAGATCACTCATGGTTATTATTCTTATGATGCCATGGGTTGTATGCTACTGCGTGAGTGTACAAAAGATGTAGAAGAAGTGTTCAGCATGTTAGACATCAGTTCTAACTATGAGAACATGGAAGCATTCACACCAGTGGCACAAGAGTTCAACACTATGCTCATGACACTCAATCAAATTGGTGTCAAAGTATATCTTGCTGATGAGAGATACTTTCCAGTTGGTCATCGTGGTGTCTACCATACTGTGAGCAATGCGTTCTTCTTGAACAAAGCATTTATGCATCGCCCACATGTATTGATGAGCGTAATGCGTCATGAAGGATGGCATGCAGCACAAGATTGTATGGCAGGTAGCATCAAGAATAGCATGATTGCTATCATTTTACCTGAAGAGGACGTGCCACCACTGTGGAGAGAAATGGTAGAGCGAACCTATCCAGCGTCAGCAGTGCCATGGGAGGCAGAGGCAACATGGGCAGGAAAGACCGCTGGAATGACCCAGGAGGCGCTTGAAGCGTGTGCCAAGGGTAATATGTGGGAGGTCTATGAGCCAACCCCTCTCACGCGCCAATGGTTAGAGGAAGAAGGTTACATCAAATGACCTACACTAATGAACAATTGATTGCTGCATTGGTCAAAGAGTATGAGCATCTCTGCCATGATGACTTTGACCCAGACACTGATCCCACACCAGAAGAATACCTTGACAGCATCAAGGATCTATCCTATGATGAACTTGTAGAAGAGACCCAGACTGATGATTTCTTCACCCTTGACCTATTCATGAGAGCATGGACATGACCTACGAAGCAGAAGTACAATTTAAATTTGATGCTACGTTCACTCCCACATATGGGTCATCATCCTGGACTAGTGATGATTTTATCCCTGAAGAGCATTACCTGATCACAGCACCTGCTGCTGATCTCAATGCCAAACAGTATTTCAAACTATTTGAGAAGTTCATGCTCTGTGTAGGCATGGATCCTGCATCTATCCGCTCTGGTGCTATGTCATTGGTCTTCAATGATTGTGTGCGTGAGGAAGATCAGCGTAAAGTATGTGCTGAGTATGAACTGACCATGGATGAGGACCTGGAGAAAAAATACCAGGAGTATAAAGAGCGCGATGCTGAATGGACTAAAATGAATATTCATTATAAGAAGACCTTTGGTAGTGAACCCAAGATCAAAGGTGACTGGGAGCAAATGACTGATGAAGAGCGTGAACATCAGTGTAGCTGACTGGTGGGGTGATGAAGAATATACTAAGTTGGATTGATAACTCGTTGTGGGCATGGCATAACGGAATCTCTTTTAGATTTGTTCATTATAACGACAATATAGATCGTTGTGCCTTCTTTGAAGAGATTAATAATGGTTGGTATCACATGTATATCTACCCATATGATGACATTTGGAACTCCTGTGAGGAGGCAGACAAAGCATGACTGAACGAAACTTTACCAAAGAACTCCTATACACATATTATAATGATATGGAGAATGGAGATGATGTTGAGAGTATTGACTATCGTTCTTTGATCCACATTATCACAGAATTATGTGGTAGAATTGAGAAACTAGAGGCAAAACTCAATGACTGAACATGAGATAGGATTTAAAGAGTTTCGTAATGGTGTAGCACTCACTCTTGGTGTTGTTGGTATTGCTATACTAATCATTGGAGCATTATCAATGAACAACACACCAATCGATGAATCATCATTTGAGGTGGTTGACAAATACAAAGAGTGTGATATAGTAAGATATGCTCCCAATCAGGCAGCAACATACAAGTATTTCATGTATTGTGAGAAGAACAAATGAGCATCCCTAATTTTAAGTCCCAACACGACTGGGAAGCATTTACCCACATCTTTGATAGTCAATGGCATTGTAAGAAAGCATTGCTAGATCGTGTCAAGGATGATATGCTCCCTGGATACAACTGGGATCAACTTCAACCACAAACGATGGAAGTGATCAATGACATTGTATCCAACCTTGTCTACGAGTGTGAGCGTCAGTTCAAAGAGACACACCAGGACTACAAGACTGATGATGATGACATCTTCATTCCGTATCGTTCATTCAAAGAGAATGTACTTGAAGCATTGAATGAAGCACTCACACCCTATGAGTTGCAATACAAGAATGACTGTGATAAATTAGCATGTGCGGACCATTTGACCGATGATTGAAGTAACACAAGAAGATGACAACACGTTCACAATCTCCTGGGATGAAAACGACCCGATCGAAAGCGTCTTCAACACCTGGACAGAAGAAGACTTCATCAACGCAATCCAAGACAAACTCAAGGCTCTCGAAGAACTTGGAGTCCTTGACAACGCAACCGAAGCAGTCAACCAAATCAACGACCACATCGAAGACACCACGCTCTACGAGTTCATCGACCAAACAGCAGAAGAACTCTTCGAAGACATCAGTAACGCGGAAAAGTTCACAGACTGGTACTCGGTCAAAGAAGAAGCAATCCGAGAGTATCAAGATACAGAACTCAAGGAAGATCGAACTGTTCCCCCACCACCCAACTTTCCCCTATTTCCTTGATGATCTAACTGAAAAGAAAAAATGTTGGTTTACTTGCTATGAACATGCCGAAAAATACATCAACAGATACAACCCACAATACAAACTATACTGTTACACTGGAAGGTGATGATGATGAATGTATTCTCCCTCTACCAGATGAAGTATTAGATCAACTTGACTGGCAAGAAGGTGATATGTTAGATTGGATTGTCAACGATGATAACACCATTACAATCAAAAAAGTAAATGAAACTCTGGATGCTGGGTAATCGTCTCACCACTGAGATGTATGAACGTCAACGCTTTATTGAAGAAGCAGAGAGACAAGGTATTGATTTTAAAGTCGTGTTTGCTGATGAAATAGACTTAATCGTATCACGCGATGATCGTAAATCAATTCGTTATCAAAATAGCATTGTTAGTTTACCTGATGTTCTCCTGGCGAGAACTGGAAGTGGGACTGGTTATTTTAATCTCTCCGTCCTAAGACAATTTGAACGACTAAACGTAACCACACTACCAAACTCACAAGCAATTGAAGCATCTAAAGATAAACTATACGCTAATCAAATCTTAGCACAAGCAGGACTACCCATACCTAAGACTCTACTTACCAGATTCCCATGTAATGCTGAACTAGTAGAGAAACAAGTTGGTTTCCCCTGTGTTCTAAAAGTTGTCACTGGTTCTCATGGTGCTGGTGTCTACCTCTGTAATACAGCAAAAGAGTTTGAAGATCTATCTGAATTGATCTCATCTCTTGACTCTAAAACATCAATGATTATTCAAGAATATATCTCACATTCTGAAGGTAAAGACTTGCGTGTAATCGTAATTGGTGGTAGAGTAGTAGGAGCAATGAAACGTACCTCAACTGATGGATCATTTAAAGCAAACATATCAAGAGGTGGTGAAGGATCACCATATGACGTAGATGACGAAATGGAAATGTTATCAATTCAAGTTGCAAAAGTTCTTGATCTTGATATTGCTGGCGTTGACTTACTATTTCATCCTGATGGATACAGAGTCTGCGAAGCAAACTCATCCCCAGGATTCAAAGGATTTGAACAAGCACTAGACATTAACATACCAGAAAAAGTATTCTCTTATGCCGCATTACGCTCATGAAACAATACCTACAACGAGTAAAAGAAAGAGCAGGTCCTATCCTACTCATGGGTAATATACTGATCATGACCCTTAATCTACTGTACATTGGTCATCGATTTGATAACCTAACAAACAAACAAATCTTTGCTTGTCAACTTACATCAATGACAACATCAGTATGCCTAGAACAATGACATACTCAGTACAAACATGGGATGATCAACATAAGTGTGTAAGATACCATACTGTAGTAGATGCAATAGACTATGAAGATGCTTCTGAAGTTGTAAAACATTTACACCCAGAACAAAAAGTAATAGCAGTGACAAAGCATCATGCTATTGAGAATCAATAAGGTTTTCAAGGTGCTCCGCGCTAGTCATACCAATGGTTCTCAATAAGGTGGAGACTATTGAGAATCAATAATAATAAATGGTTAATAAAATAGGGGTAAGGTGCGGTGGAGATGTTGGCTTAGCACGCAACCTAACGAACGTCAAGTGCCTCTGTGACACCTCTGAAACCGTCCACAACACCTCCAAAGCACTCCCAGATACCCTATAATACTGTCATGAGGCAAAGGGGCATTCCTGCCGCTTTCTCAGAATCCGAAAAAGTCAAAAAACTGACTTTTTTAAGATTTTCAAAAACTGAGATTTTTAAATTTCTTAGTTTTTTGACTTTTTCGGATTTTTAAACTTTAAACTTTAACAAAAAAACACAAAATGTCTAAAATGTACGACAATTTGATCTCTACAGCTGTTAATAGTGTAGAAATTGTCGAAAATACTGTTAAAATCGTGTATAATAGTAAGAAAGACAAAGAATATACATTTACTTGTGAAAATGTAGAACAATTCCAAGAAGAATTGTGTAAAGAACTCATTAGCATTGAATTGAAGACTGGTGGTAGTGTAGGTAAATTCCTTCACAATCAAATCAAAGAAGGATTCTTAATTGAATCTAAATAATATTGCTTTGTATTACTAATACTTTACAATTACAATGGGTAAGCGTTACAATCAGTCCGACAACCAAAAGTATCAACAATTCGATGATGATTTTGAAGACTTTGGTTATCAAGTAAAGAATATTCGTAGACAGTCAAAAAAGAAGGTAGCAAAGTTTAAAGACAAATCCGACTACTTTGAGGACACTTATTGAACTGTCCACTTAATCTCCAATTTGTCCCGTTAGCGTGTATTGTATACATGTTGACGGGATTTTTTCATTTTGACTATCACTGAGCGCAACCAAAAGTTATACGAACTGCGTGAGCGTTTGCTTAAGGCACGAAACGAAGTTGCCTGGATTGAGCAAGAGATCTGGTTGACCAATGAAAAGTATAAGAACCAGGATCTCGATTTGTATAAAGAAATGTTTGGCACTGACTGACACTAACTCATTCCCCTCTAACTAACAACAACTCATCATGTCTCGCAAAGATCTTGCCCAACGATTTCGTCATCTGATGGATATCGAAGGATATTGTTTCAAAACAGACTATCAAGAAATCTCTGAACTTTGGAGAGATTATGTTGACTTCATGTTGGAGTTGGGCAACATCAACTCTACCAAACATGCTGCAGTTTATGATCACTATTGATGTGACAGTCTGAGAGGTGTCCACCATTCTCCCCATTGATCCCCATCTGCTGCCATACTACATCTGTCAGCGCAATTCATGATGATTTACGACTCTGAGATTGTCACCGCTATCTATCAAGGTCTGGAGACCTTAGGTAACACTAACCAGATGATTCACGACTTCTGGGTGAGCGAACTGTATGATGAGAATGATGAACCCATCCCTCACATGTGGTCGGGTGATACTCTCAAACAGATCGAGACTGATGTAATGTATCAGTTGTCTGCCTAAGTAACACAAACTCATCCACACTAACTGATGCCTACTATTCAAGTTTTCGATGTTACGTTTGACTCCACAGATGATGGTTTCGAACAACTTTCCTTTGAAGAAATTGCCACCCTTGAAGAAGAAATTGAGGGTCAAATCTTTGAGATTGATTGTGACCCAAATGACACAGAAGAGTTTGAGTATCAAATCTGTGAAGAGATTAGTTCTGAAACTGGTTGGTTAGTTTCACACTTTAACTATCGTCACATTTTGAGAGATTAATGTCACAAACTGGTCAGCCGCCCGACCAGTTGGCAAGGTGGCACAGCATCGGTTGATCTGTGCCCCATTTCCTGTATTGTTATTTCAGTTCAAACAAACACATGTCCATCACTTTGACTGCAAACTATCAGCAAGTTTTCAACGCTGTTACTGTTGAGAAGATTGATGAGTTGCTCGAAGAAAATCATGATCTTCAGGCAATGTGTACTTTCATTGATGAACACAATGAGGATGATTTTGTTGCTCATTATGAAGAATATGTTCGCTGTGGTGAAATAATCGGATACGAGGCAGTTGATGCCTTGATTGAAGAAATGGGTGACGTTTGTTACGTTGAGGATTGTGATGAGCGTTATCAGGGACATTACCATGATGAGGCAGAGTTTGCTGAAGATTTCTACAATCAATTGATGGATGTGCCCGATGGTTTGGTGATTGATTGGGAGGCAACTTACGAGCAGAATCTACGTTACGATTTCACTGCCTGCCGCGATGATAGCACGTATCGCCCTTGCCACATCTTCCGTGACCATTGAGGACAGTTGGGGCAGTGTCCACCATTTGCCCCAAAGCACCCCATCTGCTGCCATACTAGTCTCATGAAAACAAAAACCCTTCTCTCCTCTCCTCAGACCCTGCAAGACCTGCAGGACTTCCTGTTCGATACCATGGCACCCGCTGACCTGGCGGTTGACTGGTTCTGCGATCGTTTCAACGTTAGCGCAACGGATGACGTGATCGACTTTGTGGTTGATGCCCACTTCGGCATGTTCGCTGACCAGTGACCAAAGTGGCACAGCATCGACCCCAAACGGTCTGACCCTGTGCCTATAATGACTTCAGTTCAAACAAACCGCTTTCATTCTCATGCGTAAGATCGAACGACTCATGAACGTCGCTATCAGCAACAACAATGAGTATTGGCACAAAGATAACACTTCTGTCGAGACAATCGACGGTGTTTCTTATGTGCGTCTCCATGGTAATTTGATTGCCGAAGTTGATAATACTTTACAATTACAATGGGTAAGCGTTACAAGCAGTCCGACAACCAAAAGTATCAACAATTGGATGATGATTTTGAAGACTTTGGTTATCAAGTAAAGAATATTCGTAGACAGTCCAAAAAGAAGGTAGCAAAGTTTAAAGACAAATCCGACTACTTTGAGGACACTTATTAAACTGTCCACTATCTGTTGATTTTCCATCCCGATCGTGTATTGTATACATGTTCGGGATTTTTTCATGGTTTTTCTCATCTCAAAGGTCAACGGTTGTACATACACTTTGGATGGCAATCATCAGCGAGTTTTGATGTATCACCCGCTGTATTCTGACGGTAGTTATGAAACAAACCGTGGTGCCTATGCTGATGTTGAATGGGATGAACTAGATGATGATACATTGGTAGAGGCAGATCGTTGTCACAAACTGTTGCTCGCTGAAGTTAACTAATGAACTACGCATTGATTGCTCAACAAACTAAAGCAAAAGAGTTGAAATCTACAGGCATGATTGTTACACCTCAGTTCAGATGTAAGGTTGACGTTGTTGATGATCTTACACCACTTCAGCGACTGAAAGCAAAGAGAAATTGTGCCAGTTAGGGCAGTGTCCACAGGGGGTTGACTTTTGCCCTGATTTGACCCATACTACATTTGATCAAACAAATTGACATGAACTGATGCCTACTATTCAAGTTTTTGATGTTACTTTTGACTCCACAGATGAGGGATTTGATAGTCTCACCCTTTATCAGGTGGCGATGCTAGAAAGTGACATTGAAGGTCGCATCTTTGAGATTGATTGTGACCCAAATGACACAGAAGAGTTTGAGTATCAAATCTGTGAAGAGATTACATCAGAAACTGGTTGGTTAGTTTCACACTTCAACTATCGTCACATTCTTGCCTGATGTGTGCCAGTCGGGGCAGTGTCCACCATTCCCCCCAAAGCACCCCATCTGCTGCCATACTAGTCTCATGAAAACAAAAACTCTCCTCTCCTCTCCTCAGACCCTGCAAGACCTGCAGGACTTCCTGTTCGATACCATGGCACCCGCTGACCTGGCGGTTGACTGGTTCTGCGATCGTTTCAACGTTAGCGCAACGGATGACGTGATCGACTTTGTGGTTGACGCCCATTTCGGCATGTTCGCTGACCAGTGAGCAAAGTGGCACAGCATCGACCCCAAACGGTCTGACCCTGTGCCTATAATGACTTCAGTTCAAACAAACCGCTTTCATTCTCATGCGTAAGATCGAACAGCAAATGAACAACGCCATTTCTAACAACAAGAACTGGTGTTCTGCTAACACTTCTGTCGAGACAATTGACGGTGTTTCTTATGTGCGTCTCCATGGCAATCTGATTGCCGAAGTTGATGACAATGGCATCAAATTGTATGATGGTGGATGGCAATCTAACACCACTAAGTCTCGCATCAATGCTATTCTTACTGAGCATGGAATCGCTGGTGAGGGTGTATTTCAGAAGAACTATCAGTGGTTCATTCGTCTCTACAATGGCACTGAATTCTTTGTGACTGAGTTTCGCTCTGGAATGCGATTGGGTTCTCTCACTAATGCTGACCTGCTCGCATGAGCGAGTCTTTCTTAACACCATCATCACACAATCATGACTGACAAAATCATCGACCGCGATCAACTTCAAGATAACATGATCCAGCAAATCCTGGATGACATGGACACCAAAACAATGATGGCAATTCTTTATGATAGCATGAGTGAGGATTATGATAAGTATTCAGTTGATGAATTGATTGCTGAGGCAGAAGAATACTATCCACATTTGCTCGATTAATTAACACGTTCATCTGTACTAATCGCGGCTTCTTCCATTGTCTCACTATTCCATGCCTTATCTGCCCACCATTGGGACAGATGCCAGACTGTCCACCTATGTGGCGCTAGGTCGCCTCATTGCTGGTATGATTGGATCAATCAAACGAAACGCATGACCCACGCCATCGCAGTCCAACCCACAGCATGGGGCAAGTTCGATCCTCACGGGTGCGACTGGGCGACCGACATGAACCACGCTTACGCCATCGCTAAGCAATGGGGCGAGCCCTGTATGATCTGGATGTGCCCCCCTGCTGGTGACCCCATCCGCTGGTGTCGTGCTGATGAGAACACCAACGCCATCGCTGATCTGGTGTTTGGGGTCAATCGCTGAACCGTCCACCATTTCCCCCATTGCCCCCCAGACACCCTATACTAAGGACATGAACAACAAAGCAATGAAACCATCCGATTTCCCCATGGCACAGTCCCTCACCTTTGCCAACCTGACAGGCAGAGCAGGGCAACCCATGGACTTCGATGGTGACTTCGATGATCACTTCACCGCTGAGGATTATGATCGCCGTCGTGCCATGCGTGACGGTTGGGGAACTGACTCCTGGGACCGCTACTGCCGCTGAGCAGGGTCTACAATACACACAACAAACAAACACACACAAACATCATGAACGGTTGGGCAAACTACGAAACCTGGAATGCATCTCTCTGGATTCAGAATGATGAGTTTCTCTACAACACTGCTAAGGCATGTGTCATCTATAGAGAGGCAGGAATTGAGACCCCTTGGGATAAGTTCGTTCGCTGTATGATGGACGGGCAGATTGGTA